CTTCAAACTTTTTAACTTCATCAATGTATATCAGCTTGTGCTTATAAGCGCATTCATTCCAAGTTTTTAGTTCTGAATAAGATATGTGAGATCTCACTTTTTCCTCGTCGAGGTTTTCTTAGCTGCTGTTTGTTTTTTTACAACATTTTTCTTTACTGGTGTTGGTTTTTTAACTTCTTCTAAATTAAATACGCAACTAAGTGACTCTCTACGAATACTATCATTATCTGCTGCTCTAAGGCCAGAAATGCATTCACCTAAAACATACCCAGTCGGTGGATTGTAATTATCCTTAACATACTGCAATATTTGGTGTGTTTTCATTACTAGTCTTTTTTCTCTAGCTAGTTTTCTTCTAGACCATTTTATTTCTACGATCAGCTGATTGTTTTCCATATCATTTTTAAATTCAATATTCATTAACTTATATCCTCCATGGTTTGGTTAACTAGTGAGTATATTTTTTTATAAACATAAGGACACATATCTTTTAATAAATTATGATTACCAGATAAAAAATATTTTTCAAAACATGTAGAGAAATATTCTTGTAAAGACGTGCAAGAATATGGATCTAAAAATAAATCCTTTATGAATGGTTTTAGCCTTTCATAACCAACATTTTTGTATAAAAAATTATCAAATTGTTTATCATATTTTTCATTAAAAAAATTAATATTTCTTATATCGTAACCTTCAAAAGCTAAATAATTTTTTAATTTTTTTAGTTTTCCAAAATATTCATTTTTAATTGTTTCATCATCATGCAAAAAGTATTTGTATTTTTCATCTACGGCGTGAGCAATCTCGTGTACAATATCATCTATCATATCAATGTTACTACTCTGTTTATTAGTAATATACAAGGCTCCGTCAACATAAGTAGCATTTATATTTCTACGATCGAACATATCAAATGATCCTATGTAAACGACATCGACTAGATTTAAAAATTCATCTGGTATAGATGTTTTAATTCTAGAAAACACTTCTTCTAGATCAATATTATCTGGAAGTTTATCTTTTAAAAATATGTGAAAACCTGATAAATTTTGTTCAAATAACGTTCTATTTCTACTTTTCACATAATTTACAAGTTTTTTTCTCATCTTTTTTTAGACTTATCCCTGTTTCTACATCATCCAAACCTTGCTGATAGCCTCTAATCCAATTTTCTTCAGCTAAAGCTAAAACTAGCTCTGGAAAATCTTTTGCCATGGTCTCTATTACCATTTCTAGAGTTACGTTCATATCATCTGGATTATGTTGATCGCCACAATACTCAACAATAAAGTTTTTAAGATCGTTTTCAACGCCAACTGTTTTTTTTAATTCTGGATTTTCCATACTATTCATTATTTTTAATGTTTTGTACTTGGACGCGAACTTGCTGTGCTAAAGTCTTTACTTCTTGCATAGCCTTTCTGAGTCTAGTTCCTGCTGACTTATTGCCGTTACCGAATTTAATTAAATCATCCTCAGATGTAACGAGGATCTCTTGAATTTTTCTAAAATCTTCCATTTTATTTCCTTTTTATAGTATTTTTGAAGCTAGTGTTGCAACTTTTGATCTTTCTCCTTTAACAAGAGTCACATGTCCAGCAAGATTATGATTTTTAAATTTTTCCACTGCATATGATAGTCCATTTGATGTTGCGTCTAGATACACACTGTCAATTTGTTCTATATCTCCTGTTAAAATAATCTTAGTATTTTCACCAACTCTAGTAATTATAGTCTTTAATTCATGTATTGTTAAATTTTGTGCTTCATCAATTATAACAAATGCATTTGATATAGATCGTCCTCTTATGTATGTTAGCGCCTCTATTTGTATTGTTCCGTTGTCAAAAAACATATCCATAGAGTTTTTCTTACCATCCATTAAAAATTCAATATTGTCTTGTATTGGCATCAGCCATGGTCGCATTTTTTCTTCCATGGTACCAGGCAAATATCCTATATCTTTTCCTAATGGCTGAACTGGTCTGGATATTATTAATTTTTTATATTTTTGTTGCTCCAACACTTGATCCAAACCAGCAGCAATTGCTAACAATGTTTTTCCGCAACCAGCTTTACCCACTAGTGTTATAACCGGTATGTCTGGATTGCTTAATAGATCCAAAGCAAATGTCTGCTCTTTGTTTCTTGGTTTAAGACCCCATATAGCATTTTTTGTCTCGCTAACTTTTTGCAGTCTTGTATCATAGCTATGAAATCTAGCTAGCGCAGATTTTTTTTCATTTGAGCTAGAAACTAACATTATAAATTGGTTAGGAAAAAACCTACCATCTTCTTTTTCTAAAAATACGTCTTCACCATTGTAAAATTGATCGATGAATTGATCATCAACTAAATGTTTTACTAGACCAGTAAAAAGGTATTTTTGATCATCTACAACTTTGTTAGGCGCATAATCTTCTGTCATAATTTCTAAAGAATCACATTTTACTCGCATATTAATATCACGTGTAACAAGAATAACTTTTCTTCTTTCATGACGCTTCATTTCAGTTAATGCAGTCGTTAATATTTCGTTATCAGCGCTTTTTATATCACACCCAACTGGAATATCTTCGGCGTCGTAACCTCTGACAGAAAGTATACCTTTTCCTTTGGATATTCTAACACCTTTGTGTAAATTTCCTTTAGCGCGCAAATCATCCAATATACGAATTATAGTTCTGGCATTTAACCCGACACCATCTTGTCTTTTCTTGTGTTTGTCTATTTCATCTAACACTTTTAGTGGGACAATTATGTCGTTATTTTTAAATTCATATACTGAATTTGCGTTGGTGAGAAACACGTTAGTATCTAAAATGTATGTTTTTTTCATATTTAGGTATTTCTATTTTCTATTTAACATATGATGACAAAATGTTTTAAAATTTTTTCTTTTTTATTTGTCTTAGCACTTATAAATAGTTGTGCTTCACAAACTAATGTAATTAACTCATTAAGTAAAGTAAAAAAATCAATTTTAAAAATTGAAACTTGGGCTAGTTTAAGTGATTGCGATGCCAGCATTACATCGTGTCCACTAGATCAAATACTATCAACTGGCACCGGTGCTGTAGTGCTACACAATAATAAAAAACACATTTTAACCGCTGCTCATATATGTGTACAAGATGATATTGGACTACCAAAAGAGTTTAAATTTTATTTTAAAGCAAGAGATCAAAACGACAAGCTTTATATCATTAGTATTGTTAACTATGATAAAAAATCAGATGTTTGTTTGATGAAGAGTGTGTCAGGTGATCTAGAACCTGCTTTTATACCTTTAGCGCCAAAAAATTTAGACTATGGTGAGCAAGCTTATAATTTAGCGGCGCCCATGGGAATTATAGAAAAAGGAATGGTGCCAGTTTTTGAAGGCAGATATTTTGGCATACACGAAGGAAATGCGTTTTACAGCATACCAGCGATAGGTGGATCTAGTGGTTCTCCAGTTGTAAATTCTAGAGGAGAGTTAGTTGGCATGATTCATTCAGTGCATTTTCGTTTTCACCACGTAACGCTGTCTGCCACCTATCATAAACTATGGAATTTTTTAAATGTTGAGAAAGTTCATATAATACAAGTCCTGAACTAGTGCCAACGTTTAAACTTCTTACAGATCCATATTGCTGTATTTCTATACGATAATCGCATATATTTAATGCTTCTTCTGTCAAACCTAGTCCCTCCTCTCCAAAAAAGACTAAAGGTGGTTTTTCTAACGATGACCAACAAAATTCACTAAGTTTTTTTGTTTTCGAAATATTGTTATCTATTGCGATAAATGTATAATATTTTTTTAGATCTACCAGTTCACATACACCGTTAGGCACATGAAGAATATCAATATAATGGTGACTACCGACTGCTCCACGTATATCAATCCTCTTTTTACCGACGTAGAAAACTTTTTCAACGTTAAAAGCATTTGCGTTCCTTATAAGAGTACTAATATTAAAATCACCTTTCCAGTGTTCCATACACACAGAAATTGGATTTTTTGTTTTATGAAGAGCACAACGAATTTGTTCGTCAGTCATTGATTTGTATTTATCAATAACGTTTCTCTTCCAAAGAGACCATCTGTCTCTCTCAAACATAACTATTCCTCATTTAATTAAAAATAATATTTAAACGTTGTTTTTTGTTTCTTCTTCCAACCAGGCAGACATTCCCATAGACATCAAATCTTTTACTACTCTTTGAGCTTCAGATTTTGAAAAAGCAGGCATTATTGTGCAAATTTTATCTTTTTCATTTCTAGATAAAAATTTGACGATATATTTCATATCGCAATGTCCAAACCTTTTTTGTCACCTGAATAAAGCACTCGCTTAATGCGCGAGTAAACAGGCGAGGGTGTATGCACACTGATAAAGTGTTGCATCTCCACGAGGTTATTAAAGTTTAAGACCTCATCGTTGTAGATTAATTTATATTCTTCAAGTTTTTCAAGCACGTCAGTCTTGTTGAATACAAGGTGTGTTACGCCATTGATAGCCAGCGATTTGATAAGATTATCAAGGTTTAGCCAGTTGCATTGTCTAGGACGGCCAGTGGTCGCGCCATACTCTTCACCAACCTCGCGCATGCTCTTAAACACATCATCATCAGGCTCAAAACTTTTAGTGCCAACATATGTGTCATAGACTTTGGCTACGCCCCACACATTACGTATAGCTTGGTGAGGTATACCATTTAACAGCGCTGAAGCTGTAGTTGTGTGGCTGGATGTGACAAAAGGGTAATCACCCCAGTCAATATCAAGCTCAAAACCTTGTGCTCCTTCACATAATATTTCAATATTTCGACGAGAGTGAAATATTTCGTACAAGTCAACAATATATTCTTGTAACTCTGGCACATCTTTTGCACGTAATCCATCGCGGCTATATTTATCTCTATAGGCTGGACCGGTGCCGCGTTTAGTAGTGCCTATTTTTACGTCGCGAGCATCTTCACTTAAATGATCATCTGTTATAACGTGACAATTAGATGCAATTCTAACTAAATTTTTTGTTTCAATACCAGCAGAAGAAAGATCTTTCATTTCTTCTAGAAAGTGTTTTGGATTAATTACACATCCGTTTCCAATAATACTTTTAATACCGTAAAATACACCAGCTGGTATGTAATGAGTAATAAATTTTCTACCATTATGGTATATTGTATGGCCGGCATTGCCGCCACCATTGAATCTTAAAACATAATCATAATCGTAATTACTACATAATTGATGCGTAATTTTACCTTTTGCTTCGTCTCCATGCTGAAGACCTACAACAATATCAGCTAACATTTTAATCCTTTATTAAATTTTTTCTACACCAATGTAAAGTTTTGGTGGTTAAAACTTCAGTTCTAAGATTTTTTATTCTAGCCATCTCTGATTCTTCGTCAATTTCAATAATTTCAACTTTTTCAGTTGTACGAGACTTTTTAGAATATACTTCATTTAACTGAATATTAATATCTTTATATTTTTCATATTCTTCTAAATACTTTCTTTTACTTTCTCTCATGTTTTCTCCAAAAAAAACGCTGTCCACTAAAAAATAGGGACAGCGCATATGCGTGTCTAGATACTAGATAACGTTCTTTTTACGCAGTAGCCAACCGGCAACTAAGCCTACTACTCCAGCTAAAACAGCGCTTAACAAGCATTCCATAGCATTACCTCCTTAATCTAATAGAAGCTGATATTGCTTCTTTTTATCCTCTGCCAAGCTTCCTTCTTCTTTCATTTCTTCAAATTGAAGGCGAGCGAGGTGTGGATATTTTTCAAATAACTGAGGAAGGGTCAAATTTTCCTCCATTTGAATTCTTTTTATTTCGTCGTTTATTCTTCCCACTCTTCTTTGTCTCCTTTTTAACAAATTCAGCTAGTAATCTAGTTTTTAAAGAATATGTATTTTTTGAGTGTCTTCTTCTTATCTTAGCTTCCATTTTTTTATTGACTTCTAAAAAACTAATCTTAGCATTGACCGCTTCTTCATAAGTTTTAAAAGTACCGCTATTTTTCCAAGCTCTAGGAATTGTAACGTTTTCAGATTCATTATTTACTGACAAATTAATCTCCTTATAATAAATAAAAATAAATTAGCTGTCTTTTATTATAATAACAAATAATATAAAATTTAAATTAATAATTAAAAAGATCTAACTAGATCTAATATAATCATCACGTCTCTTCTATAATTGGCTCAGTTAACGATCCAGATCCTGAAAATACAGACTCTTTCATATTTGCTTTTTTCTGCCACTCTGCAGACTCTGAGTCTTTTTTAATTGGGCCTCCTTTGGCCCATGTATGACATGCACGTGCAGAATGACATTTAAAATGATGCATCCAACAATAACCTAATACACCATCTTCATCAAAGGTGTCACCGGGTAAACAATCTTTCATTCTAGGAGATATATCAAAAGCAACACAGTTACCACAAACAGATTTTTTAGCTGCTTTTTCAGTTGTCTTCCAATATTTAGCTATCTTTCTCCAATAGTCTCCAGGCTCATCAACGTTTAAGGGACCGTAATTATATTTTTTGATTGTAGCGTCTCTATTTTTTGTATTCAGAGCTAAATCTTGAGTAGAAGGAGGACATATTAATCCTTTAATTTTTTTAAGCGCTTTGCCAATTTTAACAACTAATTTCATGTTATGCTCCTAACAATTGCAGTTCCACTTACGTAGAGCTTTATTGATTCTGCTATTGGGATCTCTTTTGCCTTTTGCTCCAGTTCTTTTCTTCTTCATACCACACATTCTAGAACAAAATGATTTTCTTCTTTTTGCAGCTTTACCACCTTTTTTAAGTTTACTAGGTTTTTTAGTAACAGCTGTTTTTAATTTAGATCCAGGGTTGGCTCTCCTGTATCGTCGCACACCTTTTGCAGTCAAACCACCAGATTTTGATTTATCACCGCTTTTAACAGAAAACTTTTTAGGCATTCTACCTTTACGCTTCTTTTTTCTTTTTTCATCTAATACTACTTCCTCTCTTTGCATGAATTCTTTGCAAGAAAC